GTTAACCTACACGGTAGTATTAGTTGTTTAAAACTATCTAAAACTGCTCGCTATACAACTTCAAGTACTACAATAGGTACTGTTGTATTTACACCTAATTTAGACACTGTGGCTACAAATACCAACGATTCAAATACTTCGTTGTTGATGTGCACTATGGCATCTGGTAAAGCAAACACAGATATTGCACAGTGGGTAAATGAAGGTACTTCCAGAACTGCGCTTTGGCGCCGTAGCAGTGGACCGCGCTATGGTCAGCATCACCCTACATCTCGTGGTCGTGGTGGCAGTTTTTATAACTACGGAGATACGTATACTTGCGCAGTAGCCAAAACCACTCAAGGTGACTTTAATTTTGGCACAGGCGATTTTAGTATTGAACTATGGTTTAGACCACGCTATGAGTTTATGGCTAGTTATGGCAATGAAAGTTGGGTGCTTTTTGATACTCGTCAGTATTTTAATGATACTGGAATATGTTTAGAGTTTGTTGGCTATAGTAAAGGTTTTTACGTTACCAGCAACAATACTCCTATTTTATCTGAAAATAATGTTAGTTTACAGCTTGGACAATGGGGGCATATTTGTATACAAAGAACTAGTGGGAAACTAGCGCTATATGTAAACGGTAGAATGTCACGTGAAGTGTTATTTACATCTACTATTTCTGCACCAGAAGGCAAAATGCATTTGTTTAATGGCTCAAAAAATATCCGAAACTGGAGAACTTTTCCTGCTTGGATGGCAGACTTAAGAATTGTAAAAGGCTCAGGGGCATACAGTAACGGAACTACTAATCCAGATTCTATTTCTGTACCAACTAAACCACTAACTGCAATTACCAACACAGTGTTGTTAACGCTAAACAACTCAAACTTACGAGATTTTTCTGGCAGAAACAACCAAATAGACTATCCTCGCGACGATTATCCAAGTGGTGGTAACTGGGACGTGTATGCTTCTAATATGAGTCCATACTCTCCGACTACGCCTTGGGACCCAAATGCAGAAATTATTGGAGATACTAGTAATACTGATAACAGTTTTCAAGAGGCATCTACTTTTACAGGCGATGGATCACGCCAAGAAAACTCTTATATAACTCGTATGAGTGGTCCTTGGACTATTGAGTGTTTTATGTATTCGCAGCAAACTAATCCAAATGCTGTTGATAGCGTCTGGTCACCAATCTATACTGCCTCAACTGCTGGTCATGAAGGTTGGATGATACGTAATCATTATGGAGCAGGAGCTAATTCTTATGGCAATGTTAGTTTTGGTTTTTATACTGAACATAATGCCACAGTTCAATGGTTAAATACAACAGATACTAACCCTACTACATTTAAAGGACATTGCTGGAATCACATAGCTATATGTTATGATCCTACAAAAACCAATAAAGTTGCACTTTTTGTAAACGGAGTTAGAAAAGTTGTTAGAGCAGCTTTTAGCCCAGGTACAAAAACGTATAACACCTATACATTAAACAATGGAAGTCCCAATGGCGGAGTACGTTTAAGTACTATTGCTCGTTATGATAATGATGCAACTACTTATACCGTACCAACATCTGGTTATGTATACGATCAGCACACACACTTTAGTCAGAAAATGTCTAATCCAGCTCAGGACAGTTCTATGGCTTCACTTGTTTGGCAGTATGGAGTTACACCTAGTTCAGATGTTAAAAAGTTTGGAAATGGCAGTTTAAAGTTTACTAATCGAGACACAACACTTATTAATAGGATGCAATATTCTTATGGCTACTGGGGTGTTCAGGTCATGAGTGGTCAAGCTCAAGACTTTACTGTAGAGTTTTGGGCTTCAGTCTGGGACGCAGCTTCTGGAGGACAGTCTATTCCTACTTACAGAGTTGCCAGCCATTACCAAAATAATTTTCAAGTTCGTGTAAACAGTGCAGGTTTATGGCAGTTTGTGCTTGGTGAGTCTTATACAGACTATCAACTAGTTACTACTGATGTAGTAGCAGCTACTAAAACAAGCGGCACTATGGATCATATTGCTTATGTTCGCAGAGCAGGTAACTTTTACTGTTATGTAAACGGAGTTGAAAAAGCACGTATTTGGGCAGGAAATCCTGGTACTTATACAACAGGTAGCCTGGCTGCTACGGATTGGTTTAATCCTCTTTACTACAACGTAGAAAACTTTAAGTTTGGAACTAATTACAACGAGATTCAGGATAAATCTTGGTGTGGTTTCTTACAAGACATACGAATGACAATGGCCGCTAGATATACTACTAAAGTTATTAATGGCGTTAGTACAATGGTACACGAAGGTACAAATACACCTGCGTTACCAACAAAACTATTACCTACATGGTAATTATAAAGGAAACACATGACTTTAGTTGTTCAAAATACACTAGATCCAACACTATACAATAGTTTGGCTACCCTCACAGGTAGTCAGATTATTGCAAATAAAACATTAAAAGTAGTTAAAGAGCCAGTTACCATTGCAGGCGTAGCTCCAGGGGGCATAGTAGATTTTGATGTTGCCACACAATCAATTGTGTTGTATAATACAGCTACACAAAATTTTATTTTAAATCTTCGTGGAGACTCCACTACACCACTTAGCTCTTTGATTAATGTAGGTGAGTCTGTTGGAATTACGCTATTTGTTCCAAATGGACTAGTTCCTTATTATCTTAGTAGCGTAATTATTGATAATGGTGCTGGTACACGTACTATACAGTACCAAAATGCAACCCCAATTGCAGCAGGTAACGCTAGTTGTACTGATGTATATGTAGTATATTTAATTAAAACTGCAGTTAATACGTGGAGTGTGTACATTTCGCAAACTAAATACGCATAAGGATTTTTAAATGCCTCCAATATCTATTGTATCAAGTACAACCAGTAATTTTGCATTTGCAGGAGGCGAATTTGTACCAGAAACATTTAAATTTCCTGCTAATACACTAATTCCTTACTATGGAAACACTCCTGTTCTTTCAGATTGGGAGAGATATAGTGCTGCAGATGGAAAATTTATTTACAGTACTGTAGCACCTACGCAAGTAGGTGTAGCACTGGCTGCTGTAAGTGGCGGAGGCTCTATTAGCACTACTACGACTACTGCTGGGGCTCATAGTGGGCCTGCGTTTACCCAAAATCTTAACGGTGCTTTAGGTACTGGAGGTAGTTTAGCTTATCAAAATGGTAGTGGTGGATCTCATAATCATAGTTTATCTGGTTCATCTGCTGGTGCTGCTACACCATCAATGGTAAATAGGCAAAATATAACGTTTCTACGAGCTGTTAGATCTGTGGTTAGATTGCCTCAAAATGCGCTTGTTGCTAAACAAACTAGTCCTGCAAACTCAACTGCTTTTACAAGAACAGGAAATAACTATTTAGTAGGTGCATTAGATAGTCAAACATTTACAGCAGGCACTCCTTTTAGCAGCTCAGGCTCTCTTTCTACTAGTACTGCTGGTAATCATACACACACTGGGTCAAGTACTGCATATAAACCTTATGCAGCTGGAGCATATCTTCGCAATTACAATTATACTAGCGGCGGATCACACAGTCATACAGGTACTGTTACTTTTAGTCAATCAGCTATTTTAAGTAAATTATTAAATTTATGGCAAATGGTAATAGGAGGTAGACCTGAAACAGATATGATTGTTATGTATGTGGGAGCTATAAATAGCATACCTGCTCCTTGGTACTTGTGTAATGGTAACAATGGCACCCTTAATTTAGGTAGTTATGTTATAGGTTATAGCGATAATCAATGGAATATTCTTGTTAATGCTAATAACACTGGAACAGCAACTATAAGTAGTGCATATGTACCTCACTATCACAGTAGTGGATACGCAAGTACAGCTAATGTTGCTGGCCCGAGCGCTCAGCACAACAATTATGGTTGGTCTCATACACACTCTAGTATTTCCGCTTCAGGAACGGCATATGTACCACCACGAATTGGTGTTGCATTTATACAGTATAAAGGAATAATACCTTGAATAATAATATAGCATCACTTGATTTTTATAATTTGCATTTTTTCTTACGAGTTGATGGTAAAGAATATTACTGGCAAGAGTTAAGTAAATTTATAGAAGAGACTGGATATCCTTTTGTAGATACTACGGCATATGTTTCTTATGAGCCACATAGAGAAATATATCATGTTGAACGAAAAGATACTAAAGAATTATGTGCAGGAATTGAACAACCTGAAATACAATGGTTCATTAACAATAAGTATAATTTATTGTCAATTATCGAACAATTAACAGCAGTAGATAATCCAGTACTCACAGGTTTAATGCAACGAGCACAATATTTGTACGATACTGATTGGTTAGTGCAACGTCATCAAGAAGAAATACTACGTGGTGTTACTACTACACTATCAGAAGAACAAATGTATAATTTATTGTTTTACAAACAAGAATTACGTGATTTAACGCAACACTACGATTTAACTCAACCAGCTCAAGGTATTGGCTGGCCTATAAACCCTATTAGATAATATAATAATGAAAATAGCAGTATACGCTATCAGTAAAAACGAAGAACAATTTGTTGAACGATTCTGCAAGTCAGCCATAGATGCTGATTTAATCTTAATTGCAGACACAGGTTCTACAGATAACACAGTAGCCGAAGCTAAAAAGTACGGGGCTGAAGTATACAATATTTCAGTTAAACCTTGGCGATTTGACAAAGCCCGCGATACCGCACTAAACTTGATTCCAGGTGATTTTGACGTATGCATCTCACTTGACTTAGACGAAGTCTTGGAACCAGGCTGGCGAGAAGAAATAGAACGAGTTTGGACTGCAGAAACCACCAGACTCCGTTACAAATTTGACTGGGGTAGTGGTATTAGTTTCTTTTATGAAAAAATTCATCATCGCACAGGCTATCACTGGCATCATCCTGTGCATGAATATCCCAGACCTGATAACCGTACCAAAGAACTGTACGCACACACAGATATGCTTTTAGTAAGTCACCATCCAGACAACACCAAGTCGCGTGGTCAATATATGCCACTACTAGAGCTGGCTATTGCCGAAGACCCACATTGCCCACGCAATGCCTTCTATCACGCACGTGAGCTGACCTTTTATTCACGTTGGAAAGACGCAATTGTTTACTTAAACAAGTACTTGGCAATGCCTGAAGCCACTTGGCAAAACGAACGCTGCTATGCATACCGATTGTTAGGTAAATGTTATACTGAATTAGGTAACTTAGAACAAGCGATTAAAATGTATCGCCTAGCAGTGGCAGAAGCACCAGGAACTCGCGAACCTTGGGTCGAACTTGCCACTCTTGCTTATCGTACTAGTAATTGGACAGAATGTTATAGTGCTGCAAAGTCTGCGCTAACCATTCGTGACAAAGCACTGGTTTACACAATGGACCCAACTGTATGGACTGAGCGCCCTTACGATTTAGGGTCGATTGCAGCTTGGAATCTTGGCTTAAAAGACGAAGCCATAGACTTAGTAAAGAAAGCACTTGAGTTTGCACCAAATGACACTCGACTGCTAAACAACTTAAAGAGCATGACATAATATGTGGATACTACAATTCTTACCCAACTGGATTTTTTATGTGCTGTGTTTAGCTGGCATAGCAGCGATTTTAGTTACGCACTTTGTTAAAATCTTACCGCATGCAAAATTAATTCAGATGGGTAGTATTGTTGTAGTACTATTTAGCATTTATATGATAGGTGCTATAAGCAATAATGATGCGTGGTTGGCTCGCGTAAAAGACCTAGAGGTCAAAGTAGCTGAAGCAGAAGCTAAATCAGCAAGTACAAACACTGATATTGTAGAAAAAACAGTAGTAAAAACTCAAGTTATCAAACAACGTGGTCAAGACATAATCAAGTATGTAGACCGTGAAGTAGTCAAATTTGACGCTAACTGCGTAATTCCCAAAGAATTTGTAACTACACACA